TTTTATGAGTTCCTGCGCGAGGCGATTCCGATTATCGATGCTGCCATTAAGCGCCTTGTCGTCCTTGATGGTCATATCATCGTCACCGGCGATAATGCCGCCCTTGTCGATGAGATTCAGGAATGGGTCTACAACGTGCCCGTTAATGACATTCAAAAGGGCCTCCAGGCATTTCACCAGAACTGGAGCAACGAGACATTTGAGCAGGGCTTCGGCTTCGGGGAATTCGTCACCAACAAGAAACGCAACGATATCGTTAGCCTGAGGGTTGCCGATTCGAAGTTCATAAAGTTCAAACGCTCCACAACGGGCCTCGATATTTACCAGCGCGCCGACAATGACAACGACTGGCGCCTGCTCAATCCGACGAACCTCCTCTATTTCTCCATTGATAATGAGAACCAGAACCCCTACGGCGTACCGCTCATGCGCTCCTGTGAATTCGTCGCCAAGATCCTCGCAACCATGCACAATTCCCTGCTTAATGTCTGGGAGCGTTTCGGCGATCCTTCGTTTTCGGTGATCTACAAAACATCAAAGCGTGACGGTGCGGACCTCACGAGCCGCCGTAATACCATCCAGACCGAGTTTAACGCCGCTATCCGGGCAAAGAGAGAAGGCCGGTCCGCTGATTTTGTCCGTGCCGTTGACAAGGATTCCGATATCTCCATCGACATTATTGGTGCAAACGGTCAAGTGCTCGAGCTGGAAGTCCCCTCGCGTCATGTAGTGGAGCAGATCGTATCAAAGACCGGCTTGCCCCCCTGGACGCTCGGGCTTCAATGGTCCACAACAGAACGTTTAGCCGACAACCAGGCCGAAGTCCTGCTTGCCGATATATCAACCCGTCAGGCCGCGAAACTCCCGCACTTCTACAACCTCGTCAGGACGCTCCTTCTTCTTCGTGGCCGCACATGGAAACCCGGAGACTGGAAGCTCGAATGGGCGCAGGTCAATCTGCGCGATGTGCTGAAACTCGCCCAGGCCAGGTTCATGAACTCCCAGGCTGATATGTATGACAGGCAGAACGGAGGCCCCGCGCCGGGCGGCGAGGGGAAGGCCGTAGGACGTGGGACGTTCGCTCGTTCCACTCGCTCGGACGTAGGACGTGAAACAAAAAGCGCGTATTCCTGTCGATGCGGGGGGAAACTGGAGACGCAGCGGCCTACTCCGTGGCCTAAGTTGGATAAGATCGAGACTGAGTATGAAGACCGGCTCAAATCGGATTGGGCGGATCTTCAGGAGCGGGTTTTTACTATATTGAAATTGAACCAGCTCGATGGCCAGCAGATGGCGAAAGAAGATATCCCATCTATTGACACCTTCGCGTTTACCGATGAACAGCGTGCCGCTATCATGCGGGCCATGAAGAACCATATCGGCATTTATGATGTTACCGATACTAATTCACCGGTGCGGTGGTATTACGGACAGAGTTATAGCCTGGGGCTTATTCAGGCCGCGCAGCTCCTTGGGAAGGAGCGGCCTATTCTGGACATTCTCAAGAACAAGGAAATCTTTGACGAGCTATGCCGCTCAGGTTTCGCACTGGTGAGGGACAATGACACCCGGGCCATTATAAATGGGATCCTCCCGGAGATGGAAGCGCAAATGCTCGCCGGGACAAATCCGCGACATGTTGCGGCCAGACTGGAATCCCTTTTTGAAGAACAAAACAGCGACTGGGAGCGTCTTGCCCGCACCGAAATGAGCATGGCGGCAGAGACAGCGAAACTCGATGAATGGGCCGAGTGGAAAGTTGAGATGGTGGAATTCGTAGCCGCCCCCGATTCTTGCGCGGAGTGTCAAGCCCTTGCAGGCGATTATCCCATTGCCGAGTGCCCGGTCCCAGGAGCCGACACGCACCCACGCTGTCTGTGCGCGATAAGACCGGCGGCGTCGGAAGCGTAATGAGGGAAGATGGAAGATAGAAGACGGAAGCAAAAACGAATAATTTAAACAGGAGAACAATATGAAGAAATTATTTTTAGCAGCAATCTTTATTCTGGCAATGTTTTTTATGGCGGTTTCAGCACAAGCGGCTTCTGTTACTCTCGCCTGGGACGCTTCGAGTGGAGCCACAGGATATAAAGTATTTTATGGTACGGCAACAAACACCTATTCAACCACCGTTAATGTTAATAATGTATTGACATATACACTCACAAGCCTTCTCAATGGCACAAAATATTACTTCTCTGCGACTGCCTATAATGCCAGTTCAGAAAGTGATTATGCCACAGAGATTTCTTATACAACGCCAGTTGTTAATCCTGTTATTCAAAATGTACGCGCTGCTATCGTAGGTACAACACAGAGGGCCGGGGCATTTATAACGTGGGATAATGTGACTGGGGCTGCTGGATACAAAGTGAAGTACGGGACCGTCTCAGGGACCTACACAACAACCCTTGATGTGAAACTCGTCAACCCATACTTAATTGCTAATTTGCAGAACGCAAAGACTTATTATGCGGTTGTTACTGGCTACGACGCAGTAGGGAATGAATCAGCAAACAGCGCGGAGTTCAGCTTTAAAACGCTCTCGGTAAGCGGACTGGTAGTGAGGTGATGGTAAACAGTCACAAGCCACAAGGCACAGGTCGCAAGGCACAACGCCCCGGATTAAAACTCCGAAAAGCAGTTGCCTTTTAAAATAATGAAACGCTCTGCCAGATGATTTCACGGTTATCTGGTAGATAGGTGAGTAACCGATGGACGTCCGCTCGGTCCCCTCGCTGAGACGAGGGACGATGGACGTAAAAACCTAGAGACAGTAAAGAAGGAGAACAAAATGGCGAAAGATAAAGCAAAAAATAAAAAACTGACGAAAACGAAGACCGACGAGAAAGAAAAGGAGTTCACCGCTCCCGATCTGCCCATTGAAGGGACGAAAAAACCGAAGGACGAAGGACGTCCGCTCGCGGAACTCGCTGAGACGAAGGACGTAAAAACCGAAGAAGACCCGGAAGAAGAAAAACCGGCGAAAGAAGATCTGCCCGATAACGGTTTGAACGGTTTGAACGGCTTAAACGGTTCAAACGACGCCGAAGAAGCGACAGCTGATGAGGCGTCTGTCTTGCCCGCTCGGGAGATCGTTCGCGGTGAAGACGTTCTGAAGATCATGCGCGCGAAGGGTGTGAGGATATGAAGCCTCAGTGGATTGAGGAGAAGAAATCCTTTCACTTTTCCGGATGCAAGGTTTCTCCTGCTGTGCCGAATGACGCACAGCTTGCCGTTATCAACAAGTTTACCCGCCGTGCTTTTACCACTGATGAGCTGTATATCGGCCAGATCAGGCTTGCCAACAATGCCATAGATCGCGATAATGAGCGGTTCAGCGAAGGGATGCTTCAGGAGTTTTTCAACACCGTTGTCCGTAAGACCTTTCTCATGGACCATACCAGAGATAACAGCAATGAAAACGCGATCGGAAAGTTTTTCGATGTCGAAATGGAGAAGATGGACCTTGCGACGGCAAAGCTTGAGACCGGCGAAGATTTCAAACTGCCCGTCGGCATTACTGAAGTGCAGTTTCTCTCTCCCTGGTTCTACATCCCCAAAGCCGGGATCGATGAAAAACACCTTATCAAGATCGACGCCGGAGTCTTTGACTTCGCAAGCATCGGTTTTCGCGCCGAAGCGTTGGTACCCGTGGCAGATGAAATGGGCGCAACGCTCTTCTGGGAGTACCGCGGCAAGGGAGAAACAACAGAAGGCTCACTTGTTTATTTAGGTGCTCAGTATGGCGCCGGTATGAAATCAGCCGCAGGAAAAGAAACAAACGAAACAGAGCAGCACAAAACAGAACTCGAAAAAAAGCAAGGAGGAGCACAGATTATGAACGAATTTCTAAAAAAACTGACAAAGGCACTGGGCAAGGTTTTCAGCGATGACGATGAAAAGGCCGTAGGCGAGATCAAAGCTTTCATCGATGAGAAGGACGCCGAGATAACCGCGCAGAGAACGAAGATCGTTGACCTGGAAACAAAAGTGGCCGACCTCTCCCCCCTCGCTGCAGACGGCAAAGCATTTCGTGACGGCCTTGTCACCGACTACGTGACGGCAAAAGCGAAACTCGGTGAAGTGGCAGAGACCCCCGAAGCGCAGAAGGTGGTCAAGGATGTCGCCGCCACATACCCCATCGACTTTCTGAAGAGCGAAGTCAAATCTCTCCAGGACAGGGTAGCCGAGAAGTTCCCCGCCGAGCCGCAGACAAAAGGCGATGAAAGACGTGACAAATCGGAAGACGGCAAAGGCACACAGACAGACGAGAAGGGTATCAAGGATAACGTTCTTGTACCGAAAGAATAACGGTTTGAACGGCTTGCCCCCTAAAGGGGACAGACCCGGTTTAAACGGTTCAAACTCTTAATGATTAAGGAGGACATACCATGGCAACAGGAACAGTAGCTGACAGCATCCAGAACGCAAGGGTCTTGAAACTGGCCCACTCTGCGGCAGTTACCGCAGGAGATATCATCGTTTCAAACGGCAACGTATTAATAGCCGTCAACACCGCTCTTATCAATGTAGTAAACGCATATGTGTACCTCGGCAAAGCAATCATGCCCAAGGTGGCAGGAACGGCCTTTGATCCCGGAGACAAATGTTACTGGGACGCGGCAGCGGGCAACATAACCAAAGTCACCGGCGGCAATACCCTGTGCGGTATCTGCCTTGAAGCCGAGCTTGCCGGAGCTACCACCATCGTCATAATGCTCTATCCGAACCATGTGCTCGCGCCCGCCGCATCAAGCGTAGGCATAGCCGACGCCGGGACCTTTACCGCCAAGACCGACGTTGAAGAGGCATTGCAGGAAATCTATCAGCACCTCAAAAGCATCCAGGCGTTCATGCCGATACCGCTCACCTCGTTCCGTGAACTCGCCGCGGGCGTCTTCATCAATGCCGCAGGCAATGGCGGTGTCCTCGCAATCGACACCACCCCGATCCTGACGATGATCGGCGATGGCGACGCAATGCGTATCGCATGGGCCGCAGGGAATGCGGACCAGATCGCCGCACAGATACTCCTGCCTCCCGATATCGATCTGACGGCAGACCTTGTGCTGCACACTCTGTGCTCCAAGGATGGCAATGTCAACAACGCCGTCCATATCGATGGTGAGGCGTATTTTGGCGAATCTGACGCCGATTGTTTCCCCAGCGTTTCCGCTGCCAATCTCCTTGTGCAGGCAAAAGGGGAATATACGGCAAATATCCTTGCCGCCGACCTTCCCGCACTCCAGGCAAACTACAACATGACACTCGTTGTCATGCCTGAGGCCCACGCCAATGACATCGTGTATCTGCACGGCGCATGGCTGGAATACAAACGCAAATTGCTCACCGCATAGGTTGAGGCTGCGTTGATAAATATCCTTTTAAGGAGGGAATCACAATGAAATTACTGTACGGACTAAAGGTTTTCGACTGGTCAAAAATCCAGGACATCAAAATGTCCGAGCGTATTGACCACATCATCGACGCGGCAAGCAAATTCCTGAAGAAGATGCAGGCCGATCCTCTCATCCTCACCGGGATAGAAGGGTCAAAACTCGTTGGCCCAGATTCAAACCTCATGGGTCCTGTCCCTGTCGCCCTCGTCATGAGCGATACGATCAAATCCCCGGACAGGGGCTATGAAATCCTCTTCGATGAAGTGGATATGAGGGCCTCCAACAACGACACCTTTGATGTCATCGATGTATCTGGGGGAGTAACCTTCTACCAGGCAGTCCCCGGAGAAGAAGCGAAGCTTTCAAAGGTGCCCACATCGGCGAAAACAGCCGTTAGCTTCCTTCGGTTTATCGGCGGGTTTAATCTCCTCGATGACTGGTTGAGATTCAACAAGTATTATCTCATCGACGCGCTTTTTGCCGATACCGTGCGCAGATGGTTTGACAAGAAGGCCACGATCTTTTACGGCCTCATTGCCGCCCTCGGCGCGGGCATTAATCAGGCGTTTGTGACAGATGACGTTGGCACGATCAACGCCGCCTGTGCCGGCATCCTTGAAGATCTTGCCGCCGCCGGTTATGCCGTGGATGAGAATTCACAGTTTGTCATTACCTGCAACCCTACGCTCAGGGCACGCATATTCAAGGCCCTTGCCGCCGGGTTCCTGATCCCCAACACGAATAACAGCAAGATCGTGCACAATATCTCCACGGTGGTCAGCACCACGAAGGTCGTCAACACAACCTACTATGTCTCCCTGCCTGGTGGAAAGAGCCAGCGTGGAGAATGGGAAGACCTGAACATGAGACTTCCCCAGAGAAACGAGCTTGCCCTGGGCGCTGCCCATGTCTGGACAGGAGCCTATAACGGCGTCATCGGCGAGTCAAAGCAGTACAAAAGATGCGCATTGGCGTAATAAAAGCTACAGGTTACAGGTCGCAGGTCGCAGGCTAAAACCTTGCGCCTTGCGGCTTGAGACCTGAGACGAGGTTTGCCGTGGCGAAGGTTACAGCTCAGGACATTATCAATCTGGGGTTCAAGAAGGAGCCGTTCAAGATAGTAAATGACGGCGACTTTACGACCTTTATCAATGACGTTATCGCCGATCAGGCGTTGCTATTAGAGGGGCGTGTCGGATCGACAACGTATGCCCTGACAACTTCACCGCAAAAAGATTATGTAAAGCGTGCTGAAAAGGCCCTCTGTGCTGCGGAAATGATCGCCCGCCGTATCAATATCATCCTCAGCAATGTTACCGGAGCAGGGCAGGAACTCGACACGTCAAGTGAAGAAAAGCAGAGAAAGACATACCTTGACGAGGCGGAAAACTGGGTCACGAGCAGCGTGACCTATTCAGATTCCCCTGGAGACTGTTCTTTCGGCGCCGCCATATCATCACACTTCGGTGATCAATATGCTTGATATCAATGTCACCATCCATGGCGACAAGGTCATTATCGACGGCCTTAACAAGCTCGCCGCCGAATTTCCTAACGCCGTGAAGCGCGGGCTTGAACGAAGCGCTATTGGCGTTTACCGCTCGGCGCAGGATTTTCTGCGCGGTTCCGGAGGCACAGCCAAAAAGGTCCGTGGCGATTATACCGGGTTTACAAAGAAATCCGGCGAAGAAGTGAAATTCAGAGCGTATAAAGGCGCAGGAGCTTATCCGGTGCCTATGCGCACCGGCGTTTTAATGAAAGCCCTTGACTGGCTGAAACCCGGAGAATCGAAAAGCTCATCAATTGGAACGTTTGCCGCAGGAGACAATGAGGCTGTCATCTTTGACAGCGCTGAATATGCCAATGTCATTCACGAAGGCAAAGGATCATCAGCCAAATTCGGCCCGCGTCGGTTCCTTACGGATGCACTGACGAAATTTAATTCCGGCGCTCGCATCAAACAAACCATCGAAGAAGAGATCGAAAAAGAGATCTCCAAGACGGGGTTGAAATAATGCAAGGCACATGGTGCAAGTTACAGGGCACAAGTCGCATGGCGCAGGGCAGAGAGAAACAACAATAGGCTGAATCGGAGGGAATCGATGACTATAACTGTGGCACAGATGGCATTACTGATAATAGCAGCCCTTATAACCCTTGAGCTGACCAAGCTCGTCACGCAATATTTTTTTGGACGGCTTACAAAAGATAATTACGTCACAAAAGAAGACCTGGATACAAAGTGTAACGGATGCCATGAAAACAACACAAGAGAACGCAGATCAGCGGGAGCACAGCTTGAAGTTATCTGTAAGGACATGAAAGAGATGAAACAGATACTACTCATTGTGGCCCTGAAAAACGATATCAGTCCCGAAGACTTAAAAACCTTGATTGGGTGAAACATGAGCCGTGACGTAAGAGACCTGACACCGGAATTACAGGAGAAAGAACAGGAGTTCGCGCTGAAGATGCTCGAAGCCGGTCTCTCTTTTGTCGTTACCTGTACGCTCAGAACAAAAGACGAGCACGTCGCTCTCTATGCTCAGCACCGGGAACCTCTTGCCGTTGTCAATGAGCTTCGCCGCCTGGCCCACCTCCCGCCTATTACCAAAGAAGAAAACAGCCGATGCGTGACCTGGACGCTCAACAGCAGGCATTTTGCCGGGGAAGACGGCAAGGCCCGCGCTTTCGATATTGCATTGCTCAAAGCCAACAAGCCCACATGGGACATCAAGTGCGACATTGACGACGACGATATCCCCGATTACATCGAGGCAGGTAAAATCGCGCGGTCAATAGGTCTTGTCTGGGGCGGCGATTTCAAGGACAAAAAGGGCGATCCGCGGCCGGACATGGTCCACATTGAACTTCCCAATCCGGCACTCAGGACAAATGATGATCCATGGCAGAACTTGAAGAAGACGAGTCTGCGGGATAGCAGAAAACAGGAGACGTAATGTATAAACTCGGCAAACTGCCAAAACAGGAAGACTCACGTACTCTGAAACTTACGAAATATCTCAGGGCCTTGCCTCTAATCCCCAAGGCTTACGATTGGACAAAAGGCTTGGTCGATTGGGGTATGATGCTTAACAACCAGCTTGGGTGCTGCACTTGTGCCACCGCCGGGCATATGATTCAGGGTTGGACGGCCAACGACTCAGGCATCATTACTCTACCCGATACCGACATCCTCGCTGCATATCAGGATGTTTCCGGATATGACGGTTCCCCCGATACCGATAGAGGAGCGTATGTCCTCGATGTCCTCAAATTATGGCGCAAAACAGGAATAGGGGGGCGCAAGATTGATGCTTTTGTTGAGATCGATCCGACTGATATACGGATGATAAAAACCGCAATCTATCTTTTTGGAGCCGTCTATTTTGGTATCGAACTGCCAAAGAGTTATGAAGGCCAAAAGGTCTGGGACGTTCCCCGGTATGGAGCCAGATGGAACGGGAGAAAAGGAAGCGCCGGAGGCCACGCGGTCTCATGTCACGCATACGGCGAGAACTTCACTCTGGTCACCTGGGGGAAACAGCAGCCAATGACAGAGCGGTTCGCAAAGACTTACGCAAGCGAGGCTTACGCAGTATTGAGTATTGAGGATTGGACAGGGGAAGACAAGAAGGCCCCTAATCTGTTCGACGGAGAAAAGCTCATGAAAGACTTGAGGGAGATTACAAAATGAAAAAAGTCATTATCGTTTTACTGGCTTTGATGCTGTGTTCGTGTGCATGGACAAGCATCAAAAAACAGGATGGAACAGAAATTACTCACGGATCACTATTCGTGAACACCAAAAACGTAGATATGACGGATAGCGATACAGGAGTATCCATTGGGAACCAGACAATAAGTCTTGAGGCCTTGCAGGAAGTGGTGAATCTCTTGAAAGCGGCATCGAAGAGCAAGGCATTGTCGAATAGTCCGGTTAATAAACCATGAATGAAAAAGATTTCAAGATAGATATAGAAAAGATAAAGGTTATCAACGTAGGAGATGTTCTTCTAACAGAAGACGACGTTCTTAACATTCCCGTTGAACTCATGCCAATGCCTGTGCTGTCGGACAATCTGTCGTCATTCTTCTCCTGGGGGATCAAGTTACATGAAAAGTGGACCCACAACAAGGGCAACTATAACCATTTCATGTGGTTGCACAAACAAGGAACCGTGGCAAGCCAGAATCTATTTTATAACGAACAACCGATCTCTGATTATCTCCGGTTATGTAGATTAAAAATCTGGTACTTCCCTGACTGGACACCAGAACAAAGAGAAAAGGTCCATAAGGCCATACAAAAACACCTCGACCGTCCGTGGTATCGCAAGCTATACGATGTACCAGCTATTTTTGGACAATTGTTTTGGCATGAGATTCAAACTCCAGGTCTTGATATATGCTCAGATAGTGGGAGTTATCTTTCGGAAGTTGACGAGGATTATGACTTGCGACATCCTGACCCGGAAGAAGTAAACATGTGGCTTGAAAAACAACCGGAAGCGAAAGTGTACGGAAGATATCTACCGGATTAGGAGGATGACTTGAGCTTTAATACCACCCTTGATGACCTGACAACCGCTCTTGAGGGCAATGCTGCGCTGCTAACCTATTGTAATACACGGTTCGGGAAAGCCCATGTCGTGAAGAGGATGTTCAAACAGCGAACGGAAATAGGCCTTGAAGAATTGCCGATCATCCTCATGACCCGTCCGATGATAAAACCAGCTCCATGGCGTCCGGCTGAGCGCGACTATACCCACACGATCATGCTTTATTGTGGATTTTACTGCGAGGACAGGGAAGCCGCTCAAGGCATCCTCGTTGAGTTCGATGAGGTCATTGACGCGGCTGTTTTGGAATATAAAGCCCCTAATGAGCTTCCGGCAGGGATCACAGACATAGACCCGCAGGATACCGTCAATGACGAAGGGATATACCACCCGGTCTATTTCTTCGTCAAGGCTGTAGAAATATCAGAAACCAGACAGTTATAAGGGAGGAGTATCATGTTATATAAACTCAAACCAAATCAGGAACCATTTGTCGTTTGTGGAGGGCCCTTCGAGGGCAGGAAGTTTTTGACCGGGCAGACCTACGCAGAGATCCCGCCGGAAGAAGCTGACAGATTCGATGAAACCGAACCAGTCATTGAGTCATCGGGTCTCGGAAAAGGCGTCGTTGGGTCATCGGGTCTTTCGGACTCAACGACTCAACGACCCAATAGACCCAAAGACTTGGCGCGAGCGCCTAAGGAGGAATAACCGATGAAATCATTTCTGTCACAATACAGCCAGGTCGCCGTATCACTCTTGCTCAAGGAAACGGCCCTCAACACAGAGCAGACCCTGAGCCATACCCTCATGGTTGATGCCGGTGATATCCTCGCCGTTGAGCCTCGCCGGGAAACAAACGCCGACGAGCAGACAGGCAAGGAAGAAGCAGACAGCATCTACGACAAGGGCGGTCTCAGCAAGCTTTCTCTGAACTTTAACAAGGCGAAGCCGCAGGACTTTGCCCTGCTTTATGGGTATGGTTATGGGACACCCTCAGTAGTAGCTGCAGGAGCTACAGGCTACAAGCACACCTTCATCCCGAAGGTTGACCCCGACATGCCCGGCTTCACCGCCGCTCAACGGAACGGCAAGACAATCATGAAGCGCCGTTGCGCGTCTCTCTTTGTCGATCAGGTCACTTCTACTTTTGCGAAAGATCAGTGGGCAAAGGTAAAAGGCGAGTGCAAAGGTACTGGTAAATTCACCGATTCTGTGACGAGAGAGCTGGTGACAGCGGCATACAACGCGACAACGCTCACCCTCGCCGCCCTCGCCGTCCATGGATCAACAGCACAAGAGCGCCTCGACAATGTTCACCGGATTCGTGTCCTTGTCCCATCAACAGGAGAATACGTGGAAGTGGTCTTTTCAGCGGTATCCAGTGCAACCCCGGCAGCTATCACCATCGTGGCCCCCGGAGTACCGGCAACATCCACAACATACGAAATCCTCTACGCTCCGACCGAGGCCGCGTGGTGTTCATTCCCCGCACGTGTCATCGAATCGCCCCTGAGAGTTACAGACCTTACCCTGAAAATAGGTGGCAAATGGAACGGCAGCGCCTTTCTCGGCGGCCGTACATTCTCCCAGGAGGTCAACAGCTTTGAACATACCCTGAACAACAATATGGCCGTAGAGTTCCGTATCGGAGGCACCGGCAATTATGCCAACTATGCCATGAGAAAAGGGCGTCAGCAATCCATCAAGCTCGACAGGGAAATGCGCGATTATATCCTGCAGCGCCACATGATCGACACGGACTATTTCGCCGTCTACGCAAAAGCAACCGGCGCGGAATACGAGACCGGGTTCAGCTATTATGTAGAGATGATCTTCCCGCGCTGTGCCGTCCTCAATGCCCCAATGAAAGTTGGTGATAAGGTAGTAGCCGAGGCAGGCGATTTCGGCGTCCTCGAAGACGACACATACGGCAGCGCTATCATCAACGTGCAGAACAAGATAGCGACGGTAGGGGCATAACTGGGATAAAATCGTGAAAACGGAAAACGTGAAAACGGAAAACGATTTTCGATATCCGATTTTCGATTTTCGTTAATAAAAGGAGAACATATGCTGGTTTTTAAAGATATGTCAGTCGAAAAGGCCCAGGAGGGTCAGTGGTTTGATCGTGTTTTATGGGGGTCTACCGTTCGTTTTAAAATCCGGCCCCGTACCGGAGAAATAATAAAGTCTATCAAGGATAAATTCGAGGACATGAAAGACGGCCAGAAAAAAGAAGAAGCAATTGAAAAGACCGTCTGGGAACATGTATTTGAAAGCTTCGCAGGTATTGCCGAAGAATCAGGCGGCACCGTACAGGACCTCGAAGTCACCTATGAAAACAAGAAAAAGATTCTCAATATGGAAGTCCCCTTTGGAGAGCAATCCAATACGGTCTGGATATTAAACAAAGCGAACAACCTGGCATTCAAGATCACTGAGGACCAGGTGGGAAACTTATAGCCCTCGCCCGGAAATATTACGGCCGCGAGGGTGGGAAAGTAGAAATATTACCGGGGAACAGGATGCTATGGAACATACTGCAACATGTAGACACACAATGGAGAGTAGCAGCAGCAGGCGGGCCTTTCGGCCTCGATTACAACGTAGTCGATACCCGCGCCCTTGCCGCCGGTATTCCCCTCAACGAAGCCTATTACGCGAAGGTCAAGGCCTATGAAACAGCCGCCCTTGACATCCTCAACAATCGCGAAGGAAAAGAAACCTGTGACGAAAAGAAAAAGGCCGCTTGCAGAGTCCTCTATGGTGACACCCTCGAATGGACCTGCAAGAACTGCAAGGAAATAAATGGATAACCAGATAAAACTCACCATCACCACCGACGCCTCCGGAGCCGTTACCGGTATCAATGGCGTTACCACTGGTATGAAAAAGATGGAATCCGAAACCGCCGGTATTGTCGGGGGTATCAAAACCAGTTGGCTCGCCGTATCTGCCGCCGCTACCGGCGCTATGATAGCAATTGGCAAGGCATGGGAATACGCTCAGTTAGGCGCCGGGGCTATCCAGGCTGAAGAAGCTTTCGCCGCCGTAGCCAAGTCAGCCGACATCAACGCCGATGAAACTATCGCCGCCATGAAGCGCATGACCGCCAATACGATTGACGATTCCGCTCTTATGCAGAAGGCCCTTAAAGGTATGACACAAGGTCTTTCCGGCGAGGACATGATCAAGATCGCCGAAATAGCCCGTGTTTCAGCCCGGACCGCAGGTGTCAGTGTAGAACAGGCGTTCGAGCAAATTACCGACTCGATAGCAAATAATACCCCCCGCGCTCTTAAACGTTTTGGCCTTGTGGCAGACGAAGAGATGGACAAACTGAGCACGGGAGCCAAAGAAGGCACCAAGAATGTTGACCTCCTCGCTACGGCATTCGAACGCACTCAGAAAAGAATAAAACAGATGGGCGGCGCCCTCACGGATAGTACTTCTGAATGGATGCAGCAACAAACAGCTAATCTAAATGAACTTAAAGAATCCGTCGGGAAAATACTCATAGGAGCCGGCGGGATGATAGGTGGTGCTCTCAAAAGCGTAGGTGAGGCAGGAGGTGGTGTCGTTGTTTCGGCGCACAGGGCATTGTATAGATTAGTAGGTATTGACCCTGACCAGGTCAAGAAGGAGATTACTGAAACAAATAAGGAACTGTCCAGATTAGGCGATTTGGATAAAGTACCAAAGCTCACTAAGGTCCTTGAGCTCGAAGATACGAAAAAAGGATTAGAGATAATAAAGGCCCAGATCGCCGCCACTACGCAGGGTTTCGCCGAAATGGCCGGTGTTATCGACAAAATGGGCGGGATGAACCTTCGATTTGCAGGGGATGACTTCAAGAAGTCTGTCAGCGAGCAGGCTGATGATATGCGGAAGCTGTCTGTGGGGTATCAGAACCTTTCCGATACGGTTAAATCCGGTCTCGACCTCAATCAGCAGATTGCCCGCGTCGGAGATCTCACTTCCGCCTTCACCAAATTCGGCGGCACTGTCGATAGTGTCTATAAAAATCAGATCAGTAAACAGCGCGACATCCTCGATGAGATGAAGAACTACGAGACAAATCAGGCAAATATCGCGAAGCAGGCGGCCACCGTTACTCAGACAGAAATAAAATATAACGAGGAAAAGCTTGCCAATTACCGTTCATATTATGATGAACTGAAAAAGCTCCAGAAGGGATATTACGACGCCGCGCTGAAAGCTACCCAGGACATCGCCAATATCGAAAAGGCCAAGGTGGGCGACAAGAAACAGACCGGAGATTTGCTTTATAGCATGTGGGATAAGGCCAACCCCGCCGCGAACGAAATGGAGCAATACTATCGCGATGCTTCCCATCTTGAGCAGGAATTGAACGCCGCAATGACGCTTTCATCCGAGGAAAGGGTCAAGACTTTAAGCGACATACAGAGGCAATACGCCGGCTTAAGCAAACAGATGACCGTAGGCGATACCACATTTAACACCTACGATGAGGTCTCGAAAAGGATAGTAGCAATCGGCGACGCCATGGCGCAAGCACGGGACCAGATGATTGCTGATGCGGCGGCAACTCGTGATCAGGCATTGGCCGCGTATGCCTCGCTCGTAGAACCCATCAAGGCCGTAGAAACAGAAATTATCAACGTCCAGTCAACAATTATAAACCTCGACAACCTCCTCGCCCAACAGAGGATGTTATCTATTGATGTCACCGGAGCCTTATCAAGTCTTCGCATGGTTAGAGACCAGATGAACGCCGTGAGCGGCGCCTCAATCGGAGCTTCCTCTGCCGGCAGCATTTTGTCCGATTCCAATATGGGCGGGACAAATTGGGACGGCTCACCGCAGGTCACGTATATTGATTCCTACGCCTCTGGTATCAACTATGTACCCCGTACCGGTCTATATGAACTCCACGAAGGCGAGAAAGTTACCCCCGCCGCAGAGAACAAGAGCGGAGCATCCGGGAGCCCCGTGTCAATCTCTTTCGGCGATATCGTCATTCAAGGCACAAACAAGGACGCCAAACAATTAGCTCGAGAGATAATTGGCCCAATCCGTGAAGAACTCAGAAAACTGGAGGCACGGAAATGACCGTGGGACGTGGGACGTCCGCTCGGTTTCCTCGCTCGGACGTAGGACGTAAGAAATGAGAATATTTCCAACAAGATTTGCCGCTGAGAAGGACCGCAAAGTCGGCGCCCGTCCATTCTACATCCTCGAATGTCCTTTCCCTTCGACCGGCACGATCTTTATTGCCGATCATTGCATAACAACATCCTCATGGAAAGGCGGTATCACAACTAAGTCCTGGTCCAAAGGATGGGGGCAGATTGCCGAAGATATTGGAAACGAACAGGCCTTGACAAAGGTCTCGACCTTTTCCCTTGGTGTGATTATTGACCCTATCGCTCTCCCAAACATCGAGACGGTCCTTGAGACCGCCGCGAACAATGTTGAAATAACAGATTGTTTTCTCTATCTTGCCTATTACGATCTCCTTGGCGCCCTTGAATTAACCGACCCGCCCCAGCTCATGTGGGCTGGCAACATGATCGACCCGGATTATCTTGACGAACTGACCATGCGCGTGGAAATGGTGGACCGTTCCGTCCGTGTTGATAAATATGTCGGCACAAAGCTCTCGCTCACCGATTATCCCGATGCCCATCCCGACGATGTGGGCAAGGTCATGAATATCGTCTATGGCGCGAACAACATGGTCCCCGGCCTGCGAGCTGACTGGAGCGCACAGACAACGCTCAAGACTGGGATAGACGATACCTATACCACTTCGCTTGAACTTTCCGATGCGTCTCGTTTCCCTTCGACCGGCTCAATCTGGATTGATGAAGAGAAGATCGCCTACGCCTCAAAAACAGGTAACGTGCTCAATACTCTCACCCGCGCCCAGGCAGGCACAACAGGTGCTGTCCATAGTGTAGGCGCAGGTGTTATCGAGGCAAAAACTCAATATGATTCGGTCCTCGCCTCTCATGCGCTTAAAACAATAACTTCAATCTTCGCGGAAATCAGCGGCAATAGATTGCGTGTTGACGCCGGTGTAACGGCCCTCGTTGTTAATGGCAAACAGATATTGCGCGCCATAGAACAAATAACACTGGCCCCCACAGGAGAGGCCGCCATAGTAGATACTATCGAAGTCAGTGACCCCGGCCACGCGCACAGTGATGCAGGGGCAGGAACACCGGTTTCTGGTAATCTGTGTAATGGCAATAGTGATGGCTCTGGCCATTGGTATACAAGTGGCAGTTCCGGGGCACCCTGGGATGGAGATTTGAATACAGTATTTACGTTTTATTTTAACACTCCTGGAAATACGAGTGGTTGGGCGTATCTTGATGTACATTTTCCGGCCTGGGGAGGAGGATCAGTAAGCGCCGTTTATGCCGTTTTGACTCATTCATGTTGGGCGCCCGGTGGAAATGGTTCTTTTACGTGTGCAGGTCAATCGATCACCAACAACGGAAATAAAATACAACAGAAAATATACGTTGGCGCAACATATCCGAGTTCTGTTCGCGTTTACGGTTCTTTCAGTAATAATAATTCCTGTTTTATACAACTGTATGAATTATCTTTGGAAGTCCACTCCGAAGCGACAACGGAAAATAAAGCAAATGTTTTAAAGACCGGTTCTGTAACAATTTCCGGCATGGTTTTTACAAAAACTGTCGAGCGCTTCCTTGCCCTTTGCGATGGCTATGCCGATGACTCTTCCGGGAGCGTGACGGGTACCCCGCTCGCCCTCATCGAGCGCCCCGATCATGTGACAAATCATTTCCTGTACACATATGCCGGGAACCCCTTGGCAAGTTTCTACAGTGACGCGGCAACGAAATTAGCGGCAATATACAAATTTGCCGTTGTCATCAACGAATACAAGACACTCAAGACCTGGCTCGCGAAGTTCGCCTGGGAATCAAGATGTTATTTCCGGTTTGCTCCTTCCCGCGCGGAGTTGCTTCTGCGTCCGGACACGCTCCTATCCGACAAAACAATCACCGCGAACATGATCAAAATGGACGAGACCGGCAGATCTTCGATGCGCGTTAAACGCTCGCCCATAGATGAGATTATCAACAAGATCGCACTGCACTACGACAGGGACGCCACAAAGACCGGCGATGAGGCATACAGAGGCATGATAGAGGCCACAGACGCTATATCCATCACCCGCTATAGCGAGTACGAGAAACCTGAACTCTTCTATTTCGATTTTGTCCAGAGCGCAGCCATGGCGCAGGAGGTCCTTAATTTTTATCTCGCCCGCTTTGCCTATAGAAAAAAGATCGCCACCATGACGCTTTTTTTAGATAACGCGGAACTGGAGTTTGCAGACGGCATCACCATAGAGCCGCTCGGAAATCTCCTCTGTGAAATAGAAAAAGCCAACCTGGCCCCCGGCAGCGCGAAAGACATGAGAAACGACACAATAGAAATCACAGCGAGGGAATATTAAATGCGGTTAATTGAGTTAATGAGGTTGCTTGGGTTCGTTGAGTTGTTCGTAGGGATTAACTCAAGTAACTCAAATAACTTATCTAACCCAAATAACCCAATTTCACCGGAGGTGAAATTTGTCTGATATGTACTTCGACATCCCCCTGCGTCTGCCAAATACCGAGTACAAATACGGTGATCTCGTCGCCGCCAATGAAGTCTATTCACCCGTGCTGGAGGTTGCCCTCGCCGATATTCGTCTCTCCCTCGCTGCCCTTACCGCCTTTGTCGATTTAGGCGCAGGCGGCACACTAACGCCCTTCCCTGGCAGTAAAATCAAGATCACTGGAAAAACACCGGTATCAGATTATCCACCTGTACAGAGCGGGGATTACGTTAAAGCAACGTCTACATATGATATTAATACGCCTCAAAGCACTACTAATCCAGACAAACCATTAACCGGGTCTCATATTAGCAATTCGTGGATGTCGGAGAATGGTGTTTTAACAAATCAAAGATTTCATGTAGATCTTGGAGTTTCTAAGATTGTAAATAGAATTTATTATGAAAACTTTCATACGTTTGGGCAATATACCGATATCGGTGCAAAGAATTTTATTTTGCAGGGGTCTAATAGTGAAACAGCCTTTTCTGAATTGACTTTCGCGACAGATACAGATTGGACAACTATCGCAACGGGTTTACAATTTGGGCAGCACATATCATCAGACCAAGCTGATCCTAAATATATTGATTTTACCAATACTATTTCATACAGATATTATGCGATAAAAATTCTTGATTGTTGGGGGACAATTAGGATTGGCCTTCGAAGGATTGAACTCCAGAGATATCGTAGTATAGAAGGTTATATCAAGGCTGCGGGTACAGGCGGCGAGATTGAGAGCCAATATCCACCTGCTCAAGATGGCACTTATGTTAAGGCAACTCTTGAATATGATATTTACCATGCCCATTATGCCACTGATCCGGCAACGTCTTTAACTGGGGATAAGGATTATAATTCATGGGTTGGTAATTCTCCTTCTAATCAAAGGTTTCATGTTGATCTTGGTTCCCCAAAGGTTATAGATAAAATCTATTACGAAAATCTGCACTCATTAGGGGGAAATATTAATATGGGTGCAAAAAACTTTATCCTTCAAGGGTCAAATGACCCGGCGGCCTTCGCGGAACTAACCTATGGTATCGATACAAACTGGATAACGATACAAAGTGGATTACAATTCGACGAACATACGCCGTCAGACATTGCGGACCCAAAGTATATAACTATCGCGAACACGACGGCATATAGATATTATGCGATAAAAATTGCCGACAACTGGGGTCATGCGGGATATACAGGTTTGCGCAGGATTGAACTCCAAGTAACACCTCTCTCCGAAACCGGCGTTACAATCGTTTCCACGCCGGGAGGATCTGCCCAATCATGGGAATCGGAAGATGTCGGATTTAACCGCGCAGATCCTGCAGGGTATACCTGCCAGATATACCGTTCCGGGCATATTTATATGTGCTCGACGCCTGGTATATCAGGAGCTACCCCACCCGATCTCGACCGTTCTCCAGGATCATTATCAACAGACGGCGGGGTTATCTGGACGCAGTGTACCCCTCCGGGTATGCGGTTTTTTAATCCCTGTACCTTCGACGCGAACCCGCGCTACGGCGATTACCGCAGGGGGAAGAAATACTTTCAGCCCATGGACAAGGCCGATGGTGGAGACCTCTATGTCTATGACAAGGGACTCGCCGCTGAGAATGCCCGCTCGATTGGCTGGGAAAAAATCCTTCCGGCTGACTTGACCCGGCTTCTCGAATTTATCGAGATGGTTCGTGGCGCGACGTATCCGTTCAATTTCTATGACGAAAATGGCATGGTTCATCAAGTACGCATCACAAACCCCGGTGAGATCAAGTCCGCCCCGGTGAGTTTCAATTTCGAAGGCGGTATAGCAGTTGAATTATTATTTGTTAATGAGCCGGTAGCAGCAGAAACCGACGAAGCATACTACGCCGACGGCACCTGTTTTGCCGATGGAATAATTTACGCAGGATAATACAAGGAGGAATGCATCATGGCAAATCTGAGAATAAAAGCAACCCCGAAAGAGAGAATGACAGGGTACGGCCACCCCACGCTACCTGATACCCTGAACCGCATGATGATGGTCGAGCACCTTGAGGACGGTACCCATATAAAGGTAGCCACTGCCACCGCAGCCGACACGGCCACTCTCGCCACGAATGCAGATCATCTCCACGACGGCACAGCGTACCGCCATGCATCACCCACACCCGGCGCGAACGTAATCCCCGTGGCCGATGCAGGCGGCAAGCTCGATGCCTGGATCACAGCCCTCGCCGGGCAGTTTTACAAAATTCCCGCCAAGCTCGCAAAATCCTTCCGTACATATCAGAATTGCGGCTGGGTCATGCAGGACGGCACGGTGCGCATGTGCGGTATGGGTGGCAATAGCTCCCTCGGTCTTGGTACATCCTTATCAGACCATTATACTCCTGTGGCGCCAGGCTTCCCGGCTCTCATCGGGACAACCGTCTCGGAGCTTTATATATCAGGTAATTCCTGCTACGCCCTCATGGCAAACGGTGATGTATATTCCTGGGGAGCGAACGGATATGGCCAGCTTGGCCAGGGAAGCACGGCGGCCATACCCTTGCCAACAAAGATCGCTGGTCTTTCAAACGTATCAAAGATCGTGCTCAGCAAGGCCAACGGTGCTCACTATGCCTACGTGAGCGCCTATTTTCTCAAAACCGACGGCTCCATTTACGCCTGCGGACACAATCTTTATGGTCAACTCGGTAATGGCAACACGACAAACCAGACAACCCCCCAACAGATGCTCAACCTGGGCCTTCCCGCTATCGACATCGTCGCAGGGTCCAATTATTATACCAGCGTCATCATAACCCTGAACAACAATACCACGATGAGCTGCGGCTACAATCTCTATGGTACCCTGGGGCTGGGAGATACCACACAGCGCGATACCCCCGTGGCAGTAAGCGGCCTCACCGGTGTATCAAAAGTAGTCTGCGACGGCGACAGCACCTATGGCACTATAGTGACCTATTGGCTCCTCTCTAACGGCCAGGTCTGGACAGCCGGGTATAACCAGATCGGCGAGCTGGGATTGGGGGATACGACGCAGAGAAATACCCCCGTACAGATCACAACAAACCTGCCCGCCGTATCGGGTATAGCCGTGTCCGGCGGCAACAACCCCCACACGGTGGCCTTCAC